CAAATAAGTATCACGGAGATGATAAAATAACCGATGGTCCAATGTATGGTGAAGACGGATCTAAAGTTAGTTATGAAAATAATGAAACTGCCTACAGGTTTAGTTGGAAAAAGGTTTATCCCGGAAGAATATTCATGAAACCGAGAGTAATTACTTTTTGGGCATATCCTGACGAAAAAGAAATGAAACGAATTATTGAAATCATGGAACATAGATTAAAAACTAACATGATAGATAATGATTGGAAAGTTGAAGTTTATAAAGGAGGATTTTTGTACAAAGGTGAAAAAGAATATGGAAATAACTATGATAGAGATAGTACAAATATTGAAATGGTAGCTGTAGAAAAATTTACAGGATCGAAAAAACCACCAGAATCAGAATATATTCAACATTTAGATACTAAGAAAAAGCACGAAGTTCCTCACGGATATGGAACAAAGAATCCTTCGTATATGGATAAACGTAAATGGCAAATGGCAAGTTTAACAGATGAAGGAAAAAAAGAAGCATTTTATCCGCGGTTAGATTAAAATAAGGGAGCAATGACTCCCTTTTGTTTTCAGAAGATATATAAAATAAAAAGTAAATGATTAAAGATCTATACATTCGAACTCCTGACGATCCAAATTACAAATTCGGAGTATTAGAGCACTCAGATGCAATCGAGTCTATCATTACAAAAATCAAAATGATATTAGGAACACGATCAGGACAAATCTTTGGAGATTTAGGTTTTGGCGTGGGTATTGAAGATCTCATTTTTGAAACACGAATAAACAAAACTCAATTAGAGGAAAAAATTAAAATGCAATTTGATCGTTATATCTCTGAATCAAAAGATTATAAAGTAACTCCACAAGTATCATTTGGAAAAGCAGACGGATATGATTATGCAATTATAGATGTTTTTATTAATGATCAAAGAGCAATAGGACTTTTAATAAAATAAAACAAGAATATGCCAGAAATTTTTAGTACGTCGAGAATACGATTTAATGAATTATACCAAGATGCGTTGAATTTTGTGAAAACAACGTATGGAAGCTTAGGTCAACACTTCACTTTAGCATCTCCTATGGGACAATTGCTTCAAATTATTTTGAGCTATGGTCGTATGATTTTATTCTATAATGAAGACTCTGTAACTGAATTGAACATTCAAACTGCCACTCGTCCTCAAAATATTAGAGGCCAAGCAGGTTTAACTGGCCACAATCCTTCAAGAGCAATGGGTGCCAGAGGAACTTTAATTTTTCAATATAACGGAACAAAACTTCCAATAGGCACAAAAATTATTACAATTCCAAACTATACATTATTAGGAAATAGCCAAAACGGCTTAACATATACAGTTACATTACCCGGTGAAGAAGCATTATTTGATTTAACAAATGCTGCAAGTGTTATGGAAGTAAATATTGTTCAAGGAAAAATAGAATATCAACAAGCAACTGGAACAGGAGACCCACTTCAATCATTTAATTTTCAAAACAAAAAAGGTGCATCAATAGATAATTATTATGTAAATGTTTATGTAAATGGAACAAAATGGGAAGTAGTTTACTCAATTATTGATATGAATTTAAATCAACAATCAGTAATGGTCAAAACCGGACAAACTGGTGGTATTGATGTTTTCTTTGGAAATGGTTATAATGGCGGCATTCCTCCATTTGGCGCAACAATATTAGTTGAATATCTTATAACTGATGGAGCTGCAGGAAATTTGAATGCAATGAATAATAACTTAAACAATTCTTGGAAATTTTCAACTCCGGGCTATTTATTAAATGGTGAACAACTTGATCTCAACAAGTATATTAATGTTACAATTAAAAACGAAATTATGTTTGGAGCTCAAGAAGAACCTCTTTATTTAACGAGATTATTAGCTCCTCATACATCAAGAAGTTTTGTTCTTGCAAATGAAAATAATTACATTTATTTTTTACGTAAATTAAATATTTTTACTATCATCGATGCAATCCCAGGATTTGCTACGTTTGAAGATCAATATGTACTCGACAAATATAATCAGGCAAAAACAACTTATGAAAAAGTTAGCGCTGAATATCAACAAATAATTTCAACTTATGGCGCTGCATCTGTGCAGGCAACTTCTAAAAAAGTAGAAGTAGATAACGCTAAACAACAATTAGATTATTATACTGTAAGAGTTGAAGAACAAAAGAAAGATGATAACACAGTTTATTTGTTCTTGGTTCCTGATGTTCAAAAAAGAATATCTACAAACGATAATTATTATACGTGCCCATTATCGGCATTTATTTTAACCGAAGGAGAAAAAACAGCGATATTAGATTTAATCGAACAAAGTGGTCAAAGAGTTTTAACAGTGGATAATGCTATTTTAGATTTAAAGTTCCCAAAATTCTCTCTTAATATGTCTCTAATATTATGGGAAGGCTCAATTTATGATACAGTTCGTCAAGATATTATTTCTAAAACTTCTGATTACTTCTTAAAAAACACAAGAAGAGATCGTATTCCTGTATCAGATTTAATCAAAATCATTGAACAAATTGATGGTGTTGACTCTGTAAATGTTTGGTTTGATGCATCTAAGGATAATTTAAATATCTACAAAACATTCTACGGAATCGATGATTATGGCGACATAATTCTTGAAAGATATGTTAAAGATGCATTTAATAATGATGTTCCTATTAAAGACGTTTATCCTTTGATTCGTGGAGGATTTGAAAATGCTCAAGGAACTTATTACGATGATAGTTTAGCAAAAGGAAAATTATCAACTTTGAATATTCAAGTTAGAGGATATACTCAAAAGAATATTAATTCGGAAGCTAACGTTGCAATTGTAAATAATATTTAATCATGGCAAATAACGAAAGAAGAAAACTATACACAGTAAGACCCTCATATTTACATCAAGCAAAACATTTTAATGATGTTTATCTTAATATGGGATTTGATTACAAAGGAAAACTTTTGAAAAAAGGTACTTCTCCTGTTCTTTGGGGAAATAACCTTCAAAATCCTATGTATGGAACGCTCGAAGGCATGCTTAATTATTTGCTTGAAAGCACGAAAGTTGTTAAAAAATGGTTTTCAATAGCTCATGATAAAAACTCAATGAACATTAACTAATATGAATATACAAAACTGGAAAATATTTGATAAAGCCGGAAGTCAATTGAACTGGACTCCTGATGCTTTATTACCTCTTACATTTCAATCTCCAACTGGACAAGGAGCAGAAGGATATCTGGTTACTGACCCAAGTGGACACGCTATATCAGCAGAAATAACTAATGGTGGGTATTTGTACGATGATATTGGTCAAACGACTGTATCATATACATATTCGTTAGAAAGCACATCTAATCTATTGACTGCGTCTGACGCATCGATACTCACTGAGCCAATTTCAGTATTCAATCCTGTGGAAACGAGTACGTATCGTATCAGCGGTCTATCACTAGATTTAAGCACCAATTTTGTATATCCTTCTGTCACCTTTGCCAGCGCTATTTTCTTAAAACCGGTTTCTAAAGGATTAATAGAAACAGAAAATTTATTTATTTTCGAACAAACTGGCCCCAACTCTTACAGACGTCCTTATGATGCTAGTAATTATGTGTTAGTAATGGAATTTTTGGGTGATGATGAAGAAATTCAATTTTTTGATGTAAATGAAGACACAGCAGAAGTATCTTGGGCACCTGCAATTGTATTTGACACAAGCATATTATCAAGCAACACTCCTATTCAAGTTAATATTGGTTTTAAAGCAGATGTAGAAGGCGTATTTGAAAGAATACTTCGCATCTATCATTTAATAGATAACACATTATATACCCTTGCAGATATAGTAGTTAGTGCTGAATCAATCGGGGAAGATGAAAGATTTAGAACTCTTTTAACAAACTTTGGTTTGCCAGATCCAAAAGATATGAAGGATGTCTTTAAAGAAACAGATATCAATGAAGATTTGCCAGACTGGAATGTTTTAAACTATAAATCCAAACACATGATATTAGAGCATGATAAAATCATGCCATTTGTTGGAACATACAAAGGATTAATAAATGCTGTTAAGTGGTTAGGATATGACGACATATATTTCCGTGAATGGTTTAAAAACGTTAAAGAAAACAAGAAACTTTCATTCATAGTTCCATTTGATGCTAAAGATAGAACTCAGACTATTCTTATGTTTAGTCCTGAAGAACGAAAGACATTTAAGAAACTGAACCAACTAACGATGGTTTATTGTATTACTCGTGATACGGGACAGGTTGATGATTGGGGTACTCCAATGACGGAAAACTGTTATTCTTA